ATGTCGAGGCCACATCAGCTTTTGGGCGCTCGTTCCTTTTGTGCCTAAAAAGTCCTTACTTTCAATATAATCCATTGAGCGAATAAGCAATACAGCAGCCGTTCCTGTAACCGTAATGCCTCGATCTGCTGCATAGGTTGCAAGTTCTGCTTCACTGACATAGGAGTTTGCAGAAGCAGACCCTGTTCCTGTTTCAACGACTATTGTTGCCATATAAACCTCAATTAAAAGCCCCAGCCCTGCAAAGGGATGAGGCTAGTCTTAATTAACCCAACAGTAGAGCGGTATGCTCTGGCTTGATGTTCTTAACACCCCAAGCCAAACCAACTTCATAACGCACTTTGCGATAGCCTTTGTACATGGCGAATTCCATGCTAAGACCAGAACGTGGATCAGTGATTATAATGACATCAGATGCCATATCACCCTCGGAAGGACGGGCAGGGGCTCGAGCAGCTAGAACGATTGCAGAGCGGTTAAACGCCATGTTACGACTAGATGCAGCAGTAATGGTAATTGCTTTGTCTCCGACAGGAAGTGCTTGACGCAATCCGGGCGCAGCAATAACAATAGTCGCGCCAGATACAGCGGCAACACCAGTGGTAACAACATACTGGTTGGTATCACCCGCAAAAGTAATTACATCACCCGCTACAATAGTTCCTGTTCCACCAGCTTTAAGAACAATGCTAGTAATACCTACAGCGTGTCCAGCAGTGGTGACAGCGTTAGCAGAAGTACCAGAAGTAGAAGTGTTAACCTGTGCAGACTCACGAATAGGCATTCCGTTAATGTCGAGCAATACACCCTGACGCAAGATAGAGTCACTACCAGCATCAGCAACAGCGGCTTGCTTACCTAACAGATTTACACCAGCAGTAGTATTAATTACTAGCTGGTTGTCCTGCAAAGGAGCGCCATTGTCTTTAAGCACTTGAAGGGCTTTAGAGCCGTCAGTGTAATCGTTAGCAGTTCCAAATGGCGTGGTAGCAGCAGTACCGACAGCGCGAGAGAAAGTTGACTGCAAACCACATAGATCAGTTTCTACTTCGTTAGTCACTGCACGAATAGCTTGCGCGATCTTGTTAGCGCGAACGCTTCCATATCCAGCACCAGTATTCAGACCTTTCTGATCTTCGCCGTTAAAACCAAACTCAGCCGCACGGGACTTAGTAATGATAATGTCGGTGAATCCTGAAGTCTGACCAGTAGGATCAGGAACGACCATTGCCGGGGTAATGTTAGATACATTTCCTGCTGGTTCAACATCAACACGAATAGCTTGTCCAACACTAGCCTCGTTAGCTGATGCGTTCATTGTAGCGGAAGGGATCATTCCAGTTAATTCTCTTGAAACAATGTCCAACGCTTCATAAATTTCGGGTATAAGACCCGTGATTGTGTTCTCTGCCATGATAAATTACCTTTTAATAAACAGTGCCGCCAGTTTGAGTAAACTTCATTCTGTCGGTCGGATTGAGCGCCATAAATTCAGCGCGAGATTTTGTTTTTGCAGCACCGCCACTAGTGTTATCGCCGCCAGTAGCACCACCACCGGAGGACTGATTGCCCTTTAATAAAGAAGCAAAACGAGCATCATTCTTAAATTCATTGCGTAAATCATCGATGGTCGAAATGGTTAGGTTTCCACTCGCATCGGTAACTTTGAGATCGCCTTCTTGGTACTTGAGTCGCGTATCAATAAACGTACTGAGAAGATCAATATTTGCTCCCTCGGCTAATTCCGCTGCAATTTTCATTGCGGCATTACCTTTTTTCTCGACTGCAATGTTTTGCTGCAATTCATTTAGGGACTTGGTTGTTGATTCAAGCTTTTCAGCAGATGACTTGTATAACGATTCAAAATCACCGCTCTCTTTTGCTAGACGATCCTTTTCGGTTATCGCATCAGTCTCCGCTTTGCGCCGGGCTTCCTTTGCGCTTTTGGTTTCTGTTAATAACTCATCGTTTTTGCTTTTGACTGCGTTAAATTGATTCGTTAACTCCTCGTTAGAAGCCGTTAAAGTTGCTATCTGGGTTTCTAATGCGGATACATCTATTTCCTGATCGTCCATTTTTAATACCTTTTCTGGTCACAAACCAAAGCGATCACAGACCGCCATACGCAAAAAACCCCCGGACTTTCGTGCGAGGGCTTTTCTATCAAGTTGCGGGTTAACGCATAACTTAAATTTTTAGGAGGGACTACCCTCATTATCTAAAGGGGTTGGTGCTACTGGGTCGGTTAATACCTCTACAGGCTCAACAATATCCTCAATCTCAGCATCAATAATCTCATCGGTGCGTTCACTGTCGAGGAGGTTTCCACGCCGTAATAAATAACGAATGTCAGCCTTACCGATCAAGCCTCGATCTTGCAGCACTAACGTCTGAGCAAGCATTTGTGGGTCGATGGTCGCATCGTAGAATTCTTTGTTGATGTTTAAGGTTACGTTTTCATCGCCACCCATAAATTCAGAGGCCCATATCAACGCCTTAACAAATGCTGCTTCTACGTTGACGATCAGGGAACCTAATTTAGAATTCTGACCCGTAAAGCGAATCTTGGCCGCTTCAGCCGTTTCAGCGCCGTTAGAATCCTGGATAATACGAGTGCCGATCTTGACCATTTGGGCTTCTTTTAGCTCCATACCTCGTTCTGGCATCTGGTTAGGGGCTGCTTGCAAAAGGCTTGCACTGGCATCGAGGGGGAGCAATAGACCAGACCGAGAACCCAATTCAATACCACCAGAAAAGTTATCATCAACCCATGATTGATTGAGTCCAGCTATGACGGGGGTGGGCTGACCAACTATAAAACTGGATTCCTCATAGTCGGCACTGTTTCTGTAATGAGCAATATTGACCTCCGCTATGTCATAGAGCGGGGCTTTGTCCGGTGTCTCATCGTTATTGATTGAGCCAACAAACTCAAAGGGGATAACGTCCCAGCTTGAGCCGTTAGATTTACGGGGGATAATGTCATCACTGACGAGCTTATTCTCATCATCATAAAGGCGCTGGAAATACACGCCATCTTGAAGCAGCAGCACCCGGTGATACATGCACACCTCAACCTCAAACATATCGGATTCATCAACCTCAATGCGAGGCTCTTGCAGCACTACCATTGTTAATTGCTTGACCCCATTAACCACATCGCAGCGCCAGTTAATAACAGACTCAGCGGGATAGGCTAATATTGACGCTTGCAAACCAGCGCTTGTTACTTGCGCTTGTGTCAGACCCTCTTCTGTTTGCGGGTAGTCAACCAACAAACCATAACGCCCGGTAAGCAGCGCATCTGATGCCGCATCTTTAAGCATTTGATCGAGGTGCAAGCCATTGCCGTTTGCGTTTTCTAGCAGGTATTCAATTGATGCGGGTAGCTCAATCTCGGAAGGCTTACGAAACACCATACCGAGCATGCCTTCTTTTGTATGGCTGACAAAGTTTACAAAGTTGGCGCGGTGTTTATAGGCATCGTACCGAATGTGGTTGTCATCACTTGCGTCCCTAGCGTTAGGCGCGGGGAGGTATGCGGTTCCAGCAATTGAGCCTATACCAGTAGGATAAAGGTTTGCCCGGTTGCGTCTTGCTTTGATGGCATTCGCGCCCTCATCACAATCGCGCACAAGCTCCCAGACCGGAAGACTCTTTTCGTATTCAGGGCATCTAGTGTCTACAGGCATAGGTTAACTCACAAATTTAATTGAAACGCTGGCGGCTGGTTTAAGCACTGGCATTTCGTAGGCTATTGGATACGTCCCGGCATCGGGCAAATGATCCAGATTAGATTTCTTGTCGGGCGCACCGTTAGCGTCATAAGCTAATTGCTCAAGGCAGCGCGAGTATTCAGGGCAAAGCAGTTCGTTGACTTTTACTAGCCCCTTATCAAAGGCCATGTTTGCCGAGATTACCCGGTCTTTGACTAGCGGATTGCTGCGATGGGCATACACTGCAAACCCGGCTGACTGCAATAAGCTTATATCTGATATTGAAGCGTCAACGGTCTTTCTACTCCCGCCACTAGCGTCCGGGTATATTCTTATTGCGTGTTCGGGGTATCGCTGT